AAGTTCTCGGTCCATCTCCTGTATCATCTCTAAGCAATCTTTGAATATGCGTGCCATATTAGTAGTTTGTTTGAATGCGAAACAAATTTACCTGATATTTAAGAGACCAGGCCCTTCTGATAGCTAAGTCGCTACCGAATGCCTCGAGGAGTTGACGATAGCCTCCAGCGAGGAACTTCTTAAATCTTTTCTCAAAAATGAACAAGTCGACTAGATATTGAGATCTTCTCCATTGCCTGTTTTTGAGGCAGTTAGCAGTTAATCCTAGTGAATAGATAGTAGCTCCAGTTCTGTTGAGGATCCCAGTGCCGAAGTGAGAAGAGGGAACAGGCTCATAGTCTTTCTCGCTCCATCCATAAAGAAGCATAAGCTCGATAGAAAAATTAAGAGCATCAATAAGCTCCTCCTGTACATGCTCTTTTGAATCCTTTTCTTTGAAATGAGCTTCCTCTGCTTCGGTAAGCTCTTCCGTAATCCGCCAACAATACTTTTTGAAGAGTTCTTGGTCCTCGAAACAGTCTATATCAAAGTCCTTGAAAAGTTCTTTAGCTTCGGGCTCATATTGGAATTTGAGTTCTCGTTGCTTCTCAAATATCTCGTGCCAAGTAGGCTCAAACGGAGTGAAGTTCTGGATATTCATTGCTCAAAAATGTCTATGGGTTGCTCAGGCGATCCCGGTTCTACCCCGTTGTGGAAATTATTGAGAGCCCCGATGTAAGCTGCAGCATCAAGAAGATTATCTTCCTTGTGGGCATAAGCTTCTCTAGCCAGTTTTAGAGCAATCTGAAAATAGTAGATGTCTTGCGTCGTGATTTCTTTCCCACAGAGTTCAGTAGCAATTCTTGCTGCTTTTGCATTACACTCTATGAAAGGACCATATTGACGCGTCTTTTCTTCCGAACGAAGATTGATAATCTCGTTAGCTTTTTTGAGGATGTTCATTGTGCCTAACTAATTTACGGATTGTAAGATCGCCAGGAACAGAAATGAAAGTCTCTATGTTTTCGGGATCTTTTTGGTGTGTCTTATAAGCCGTAGGATAGATCTTCCCCTCAAACTCTGTTTCTCCTATAGCTTTCTTCCCCGAGACCTTTACAATCTTATAAACAATGACGCAAATGCCATCATTTTCAATGATTTGGTCTCCTACTTTGAGTTTCATCTTCTTGTCCATTTGTTCTTTGCAAATATAAGGTCTTTCCACCTAAAAGGAAAATATTTTCACTCATTGTCTTGCTGTCCTAGTATATTTTTCTATTCTTGCTTTTACTGCTGCCATCAATCCTTCTTGGCTTTTGTCTTTGTTAGCAAGAGCTCTAAGAACATCCCCATCTATAGTGTTGGAAGCAATTATTTTATTCACAATAACAGATTCTGTTTGTCCTTGACGATCAAGGCGGGCATTAAACTGTTGCTCGAGCTCAAGCGACCACGTCTGCCCAAACCAGATAATGATGTGCCCACCTGCTTGGAGGTTGAGGCCATGCCCACCAGATGCGGGATGCATGAGCAACACGGGTATTTTTCCTTCATTCCATGCCCGAATGTCATCCCCGTTCTTAAGTTCGCGGGGATGATAACTCTTCAGAGCTTCCATCAATCTGTCTCTATCGTGCCGGAACGTCCAAGCAATCAAGACGGGTTTTCCGTTAGCATCGTCTAAAAGCTCCTTCGTTGCTTCTATCTTGAGATCGTGGACGTGATGGACACCGCCCTCTTCATCATAGATAGCACCATTAGCAAACTGAAGGAGCTTGTTAGACAATGTTGCGGCACTCAGAGCTGTGATTTCTGCTCCATCCTCCAAGAGGGATAAAACCTGTTCCTTCTCAAAAGTTTCATATTGTTTCCTTAAAGCTTCGTCGAAGTTGACTTTTATGATGTTTGTAATCCGCTTAGGCAAGGTGAGATAGTCCTTAGCTTTCATGCTCATGCAGATGTCGCTTATCTTTTTGTGGATGGCTTGGTCTGCGCCTTTGCGAAGATCATAGGTGTAGATGACAGCCCCATTTCTCCTACCAGGACGAAAATATTCATCCCTATATCGAGTGATGAATTTGCCAAGACGCTCACCTCTGTCGAGAAGATAGATCTGAGCCCAAAGGTCTATAAGACCGTTCGGAGCAGGAGTACCCGTGAGGCCAACAACTCTAAGGAATTGGGGCTGAACAACCCGGAGGTTCTTGAATCGAACGGACTTGTGGTTTTTGAAAGATGAAAGTTCATCGATCACAAGCATATCAAAAGGCATGCGTTTTCCTGCGTAAAGCTTGCATAGCCACGCGATATTGTCTCGGCCAATGGTATAGATGTCTGCCCGGGTTTGAAGCGCGTTTAGCCGGGTTTTAGCATCCCCTACGACCTTAGAAATCTTAAGGTGTTTCAGATGCTCCCACTTCTCGATCTCTGCATCCCATACGCTCTCTGCTACTCTCTTTGGAGCTACTACCAAAACCCTGTTGATAGCAAGTTCCTCATACATAAGTTTGTTGATCGCGGTAAGCGTTGAGACAGTCTTTCCGAGCCCCATTTCGAGAAACAATCCACAGTGAGTGTGACTCAAAATATGTTCGACTGCAGCCACCTGATAGGGGTGGAGGTCAGCCTCTGAGAGAAGGGTCATGGGAAGGCACATTGTGACCGTAATCAAATTCACTGCTATCGAGAACCTGCTCGAATCCGTAATCAGTTAATATAGTATGGAGCACCAGGGACGAGTCTAATACGTAAACCCGGAAACCAAGGGACCTCAATCTCTTGTGGACAAACTCCTGTATCTTCCTTGGCTTCTTTCCCGTTGTCTTCACTTCCACGAAAAAAGCTCTTCCCTTCGGGAGTAAGCAAAGCCTGTCCGGCAATCCGATCGTATGTTGCGACAGTAGCTTCAGACATAAGCCGTTCATCGTGTTTTCTACGGTATTCTTCAACAAGCGCTCTAGATGCTTTTCTGATTCTATTTCTTTCATCAGTAGTCGAGTTTTCTTGCGTAATATTTCTGCTTTCCATATATCCTGAACGTACGAGTTGTTCCTGCTTGTTCCCATCCTTCGAGGCCTCGGAGAATATCATTGATTTCCCTTGTCTTGTAGCGGTCCATGTCTTCTTTATTCTTTCCGAGACACTCGCACCAAATCTCTGCAATGCAAACGTAGTCTCTGAGGACTGTTCCTTTTGGTGAGAGCGGATCCTCAAGATAGCTTCTTCTCTCAAAGATGTCTTTCTCATCCCAGTCTTTAGGAAGGAGCCTATCCAAATAATCTTCGATAATACCTCTTCTTTCGTCTACCTCGCTATGCATACTCTGTTGGATTGTAGCAGTCTTTTCTGCATCAGCGCTAAGATAGAGTTTCTCTCCTTTGCGGAACATGTAAACTGCTTCAGCCCAAATCTGGTCAATTTCATCTGAGTCGTTGATAAGAGCCTTGAGTTCCTCATTGTCAACGAGTTTCTTATTCCAAATGTCTACGGGCATAAAACGTCTGTTTCCTGAAGGATCCCGGAGGAATGTGTTCTCATTGGTAGTAGCAACAAAGACGCATTGCCTTGGGAAGGTCTCAGCAACACGGGCATAAGCTGGCCGGAAAGTGTCTTCCTGCTTCGATATGAAGTGTTTGATAGACTCGATGTCTGCCTTTTTGAGACCCGCCAACTCGGCCATCTCCATTATCCAAGTTCCTTGGAGCTGTTCGAAGGAGTCTTTTCCACTGACTGAAAGGAAAGTATCACTAAACCATTTCCGCCCGAGAGCTTTGAAGAACGAGCTTTTTCCTGTTCCTTGAGTAGGGGATATAAGTGTGAGGACAAGGTCAAACTTGCACCCCGGATTAAAGACTCGAGCAACAGCACCGACGAGCGTTTTTCGGATTGCTTCTCGTGTGTATGTGCTATCCTCCGCACCGAAGTACCGTATGAGGAGCGTGTCGACGCGAGGAACTCCATCCCAATCGAGCGACCGTAAATAATCCAACACAGGGTGGTAGTGATTCTTCTCAAACTCCAGCTCAAGCGAATCCTCAATCTTATTAGCTGCCGCAATGCCATAGATGATTTCAACATAGTTTCTAACTCCAGCAAAGTCTACATTTTTAACAGGCTCGGGGGAAGGTACTCGGCGCCAGGGAAGTGTGCCAAATACGTATTTCTTACCATCGAAGTCGTTCTGTTTGAAGAGATTCCTTAGGCGGGTATCATGCGAGAAAATGAGGTTGAGGTTTTGAGCTATAGGTTTATATCCGCCTTTCGGATCCACCTCTAATTCCTGCATCCACTCAAGATTCTCTTCCTGATCTCCCGAGCCATATTCTTCAGCAAAGTCATATTTGGCATCCTGCAAATTCTCAGAAGCAATAACTTTCTTTACTGCTTTATCTGCCCTTGCAAAATCTTCCATGGCAATAAAGCTCTTTGGGGTAGTACCTTTTTCGCTGTCTGCATCCAAGTTTCCAAACTTATGAATACGGACTAGATCGAAGGCATTACAAAGTCTTCCCCCGCAGGGATCAGTGCCATGGTGGCTATAAGCAAACTTATCATCATAAACAATTAAGCCCGCCGCGGTTGTACCTTTAATATAAGTATAGCGGTCGGGCAAAGCCGTGTGGACGTAGATATCAGAAAGGAATTTCTCGATAGCTTCTGTTATAGAATAGGTTCTACAGAAAGCTCCGATAATGCCTTTCTTTAGACTTGGGTCCTCCTGTTTCCTTGCTCCTGACTTAATTTCTTCGATCTCCCGATCAGCTGTTGGCCAAAGGGATGAGTCATGCCAATCTGCATAGGTTGCAAGAATATCGTCTACATCCACCCAAGGGCCATCTTGAAACTTGAAGTAGTAGTCAACGTCCCTGGGATTGCTTGGCCAGAACATAAGACGGTTCGTCTCAAAAGTAGACCGATCGAAAAGCTCGATCCCTAAAGTTCCCGCAATCCTTCGGGCTACTGCTACATATTCATCTGGCGTACATTTCCGGGAGAGAGGCATAATAAGACGATACCGAGGCGAAGTCTCACAATGTTTATGCGTTCCATGTAAGACGGCCGCATTGTTAAAAAACATCTGGTAATCATCCCAGAAATCCCGGTGGGCGAAGTCTATATCAAGAGTAAGAAGTTGCCGTGTTACTACATTCTCAGGTTTACGTCGCCCATTTTTTAAGTATCCCCCAACGTAACCACCCACATCCTTTATGCGGGTCTGTTCTTCCTTCGGTGCTGCTAGAAACTCTTTGAGCGTCTCCTGTGTTTTGTGTTCTTCTCGTAAGTGTGACACCAACTCGGACCAATTCAGCTTTTGGTTTTTCCAAATCTTTGTTTGTGCCGACAGTCCTGTTGCAATCTCTAATTGTCCATCATATTTCATAAAGCGAATTCTCTTAGAACTCCTCCTAATTCCCTTTGCCCTACAAATTTAATCAATTTCTTTTAACCCACACCTTAAAGCAATCGGATTTTCTACCAGACTCTGTCTTTACCATAATGGTGGTACGGTAAAGTGGCACTGCCGTGAGCTTAGGATAAACCATATTGCCGTTCTCATCTGTCTCGGCCTGATTGACGACCGAGAGGACTGCTGTCAAGGCTATGTTAGCAGGAATTCCGTCTTTAATGTTGATAGTCATACTATAGTAATTTATACATTCTCATAAACCCCTCTGCTTCTTCAATATCTATAAAGCCGAGTTTATGATAAAAATCCATAACAAATTGTTCCTTAACAGAGTTTAAGTCTATCCTAAATGTGCCGGAACGTCTGCACCACAGTTCAGCCCTCTCCATGAGAACTTTAGCATAGCCCTGCTTTCTCTGAGTAGGGATTACACTTAGCCCTGAAAGATAACACACGCCAGGATTGTTCTTTTCAAAAGATAAATCCACCATTGCAAATCCCCCGAATGCAACTATAGAGACTGTCTTGCCCCAAGGCCAAGTGTTTTCATGAACTACTAATTCCATACCTAATCTTTCTTATAATACCCAATTGTTCCGCCAGCTACTGCTTGAAACAAATCAAAACGTTCATAGTCTACGATGACAACAGTGTGTGGGTCGCAATTATCTGAAATCCATTGGATAACGGGGTTAACTAAATCAGTTAATTCAGCTAGTTTCTCTTTGCTTACCATGTCTAATCTTTTTTGTAATAAGGTGTTGTATATCCATCAGCTCTAAGAGGAAGACCTTGCATCCAAGGAATCTCTTGGCCCATGATGTCTTGTATTTTCTTGAGGTGTTCATCGGCTCCTTCAATAGGAACCTCGATAACTATCTCGTCGTGAATGGTCATGACCATCTCTGTGTAGCCTGCGGCCTTTACGTTCTGGAGAGACCAGGCGAGAGCATCTCGTGCCACGGCCTGAACAATGTTCTCTACCAACTTGCCTCCGTATGTCTCCTGGGGGAACCATTGCTTGGTATCCTGATTGATACCGAAGTAGGTGATGGACTCTTTGCCCCAGCGGTTGGCTCCAATGCCAGGACTTACGTAACAGAGTTTCCGGTGTGAAGGAAGTTCGATTGTGAAAGTGTCGTTCTCATATCGGAAAACGAAGTCACGAAGCTTGCACGTCCTGTGAGTCATGATAGTGTGTTTAGCGTGCTCCTCAACGTCGGTCCAGAGTTTAACGATAGCAGGATTGGCTTTCCTCCATTTACGAATCAGACCAGGCTTTTCTGCGTCTGGTATACGCTCCTCCCGGTCCATTCGTGTGAGAGCATCAACGCCACCGGCATAACCAAGAGCAAGCTCTGAAGTCTTACCCCTCTGGCGAAGCTCTGAACCTTTTGTGACAGTCTCAATCGGAACACCGAACATGAGAGCCGCTGTGGCTTCGTAAATCTTACCGTGGGTCCGAAAAACATCGAGACGCCACTCTTCTTGAGCAACCCATGAGATAACTCTTGCCTCGATAGCAGAGAAGTCTGCTACTGCGAAAGTCTTTCCTTTCGGAGCAACAAACGCTGTTCTGATGAGTTCACTGAGCATGTTCGGGATACTCGGCCAAAGCATCTGAGCAAGATCGTAGTCATTCTCTGCTACCACCTGGCGTGCCAGGTCGAGGTCTTTCATGTGATTCTGGGGAAGAGACTGGAGTTGGATAAGCTTGCTTGTCCACCTCCCCGTTCGATTAGCTCCATAGAGCTGGAACATGCCTCTTGCACGAGAGCCTTCCCCCGTACAGTTTTCCATTGCAAGATACTTCTTGACTGAGCTCTTAGCTAAGAGCTGCCGTAGAATTAAGGCCTCCCTAACAACGCCATCAACTTCCGGGAGGAGCTTCTTGATGGAGTCTTTGGTCAGTTCTTTAATCTCTTTGCCAAGTTGCTCACTAAGCCAATCCTTGAGTTGACTGACGCTGTTAGGGTTTTCTAGGCCTGTTATTTGTTGAAGTCTTGTGTATGCTTCTGTTGAGGATCTTTGGTCAAAGGCAATAGCATTACGGGCAAAAGGAAGGTCAATCAATACGCCCCTATCATTCATTTCCTGGTCGAGAATGTAGTTTCTACGCTCCCAGACAGGAATAGTGATGGACTGAAGTCTACGATAGATCTCCCTCTCAGAGACAACATCGTTGATGCAGTATCTCTGAAACTCTCTCCAGTCTTCAGGCTTCTCATCAGGCATTGTCCTTGTGCCTTTCCTATTAGGATTACAGAAAAGCCGAATAAGAGCTTTGCCAATACTGAGCTTTCCTTTCTCCTCAAGGCGCATAGCTTTAGAAACCTGCTCCAAGGAAAGGGGATAACCGCAATAGGCAGCTTTTACCATCACGCACTCCCATTGCTCTATAGGAATATCCATACCTATGCGTCGGAAGCACGTGCGTTCAAATTGAGCATTGAATGCGAGCTTGAGTGTACCCGGATCGTTCATGCCTTCAATGAAATCTTCTGGGTACCCGTCAAGCTCTACATCTACTATTTTAAC